TGTATGAATCCGTGATGGAAGATAATACGACGGAGCTTTCCTCGGAGGCGATTCTCGCCATGCCGCACGACAAGGCGGCTGCGGTGATTGATGCAATTATGGCGGACTGGCTCTACTGGCTCAAGAGAGCCGGGGAGTTGTGGGTACTGACGCGCAATTCCGCCGAGGAAACGGAGGGCAAGGCATGACCAGAAAACGCGCAAGAAAGATCCTCATGTCTATCGGCACGAGCCGGAACCATGCAAACTGGGGGCTGACGGCAAAGCCGCGCTGGAAGACAAACGCCGGTGTGGTATAGGACACGCTGGCGATCAAACTGTACGCGAAGCTGCTGCGGGCAAGAATGGAGGGCAAGAAGAATGGAAAAACGTAAAAACATGATGGATATGACGCCGGTCTGCGAGCGGTGTGGGAAGGTCGCGCCGGTGGACAACAAGCTATCGACTCCGAACTGGACCGTTTACCGGACAAAAGAGCCGTGCGAATGCGGCGGGAAATACACGGCGCGTGCGTTTTTGGACGACAGCGTGCTTTCATCGTTCGATAAGGAGGCAAACCATTCAAATGATCGCTGAGTATCTTGATAGGAGCAGTTTAGTTGCGCGGATGAAGTATTACGAGGAGCACACAACGGAAGAATCTGGTGAGCATTATGCGTATTCAGTTGCACTAAGAGAGATAAGAAACGCGCCCGCCGCCGACGTTGCGGAGGTGCGACATGGGCGGTGGATTCACCATGAAGACGGTGTATTCACTTGTAGTGAATGCGGCAACGCAGAATCTAACGACAGCTATTATTGCAGACTATGCGGGGCGAAGATGGATGGAGCTGCCGAATGAGCGGACTGCGGTTTGCTCGTGGGAGCGCGAAAGGAGGGAAGCTGATGCAGGATTGCTGCCTGACTTGCAAGAATCTGGAATACAGAAATAACTACGTTTATCCGTATCGGTGCTTGAAGCACAAGGCCGAACGGTTCTCCGAGGAAGAACTGGAACGGAGGTTCTTTTCCGGAGAGGAATGCAAAGACTTTGAACAAAGGAGGTGGCCCGATGGGAACGATACTGGCGATTGACCCCGGCAATACCAAATCTGGATATGTCATCGTTGAGCACGATGGCGAAGAAATTCGCCGCGTGCTGGAGGCCGGGAAGAAAGGTAACAATGAGCTGCTGCCGATGCTTGAGCGGAAGCTTTACGGGAACGGCCATGACGTTGCAATCGAGATGATCGCGGGCATGGGCATGACGGTAGGCCAAGAGGTTTTCGACACGTGCGTCTGGATCGGGCGGTTCTGGCAAACGATATTGTGGCAGACTGGATATGGGCCGACGCGGATATTCCGCCGCGAAGAAAAGCTGGATCTGTGCGGTTCGCTATCGGCAAAAGATGCAAACATCCGACAAGCTCTCGTCGACCGCTACGCGCCCGGCCAGCCGAATTTCGGCAAGGGCACAAAGAAGAACCCCGGCTTCTTCTACGGCTTCTCTGCGGATATGTGGGCGGCGATGGCTGTCGCCGTGACGTATTTCGATAAGTACATAAGGGGGGTAAAGCTGTAAGTGAAAAAATTTGTTGAAATGCTGCTTTTATTTGCGGCTGCCGTGTTTGTTTCGCTTTTGATAAGAGAAGCGATTCTCAATTCGGATCTGCCGGATTATATCAAGTTTTGCACGCTGACGGAATGGGAGAAGGCAAAATGGATTTCCGGGTGGAGGCCATGAGCAAGACGCAGCGAAAGCCACCAAGACCGCCGATGCAGCTGACGTGCGATGCCTGCGGGAATACGTTTATGCGCGCACCGTCGAAGTACAAGTCAAAATACAATTTTTGCAGCGAAGCGTGCGCATGGACGGCACATAGGGAAGCTGTGATGGGCCGGGCGGAGCGCGTGCGGATCCTGATCACGCGCTCGATCCCGGTATACCCGGAAATGCAGCCCGTTCGCGGGCGGATCTATCCTGCCGAGAAATACAAATACAGGACAAATCGGACGGGCTACGTCGTTGCGGTAAACGGCAAGCGCGTATGTGTGAGGGTGGACGAATGCAGGGAAATCTAGGGCTTACACCGGTGCAGGCTCCGTGCAAGGGCTGCGCGGACAGGCATACCGGCTGTCACACGGACTGCGCCCGATACATAGCGTTCCGCCGGGAGGCGGACAGATACAAGCAGGAGCAATCGAAGGACGCAGCGAGATATGCAACGACACGGGGCTGTATGCGGACGCTGCACGATGCGAACCGCGCAAAGCGCGAAGGGAGGCAACATTACTGATGAGCACGCCGCGATACGGCTGGTGGGCCTATGCAAAATGGATGATCCGCAGCTATAAGGGCGGCGGGCTGATGACGAAGGCCGAGCGCGCTGCCGTTGCGGATGCAATCGCGGAGACGGAACAGCTCGTTGACGGCGCGGAGCGACTCCGGCTCATAGATTTGGTTCTTTGGAAGCGAACGCATACCCTGCAGGGCGCTGCAATGGCGGTTTATGTATCCGAGCGCACCGCGCAGGAATGGCACAGGCAATTTATTCGCCTTGTGGGGCAAAAAAGAGGGCTTTTATGAAAAAGTCTGCGTCCCAGAGCCAAATTTAACATTTACTATAAGGGCGTAGAGATCAACTCTACGCCCTTCTTCATCGGCACCGCAGCGTTCTGCGGAAACCTCCTCCTCCTGTTCTCGTGTTCTCCGGTGTGAATAAATATATTTATTCACACACGGAGACACGAGAACGAAAGAATGAGGCAGAAAGGAGCGGCTATGGCGAGTTTGCGCGCCCTTGCACACAAGCTGCAAACAGCGCTCTTGTACCACGGAATCAAAATAAAAATCAATCAAATGCAGACCTATTCCGCGAAAAAGGACAGGATGGTGACGAAATACATGGTTTACGAATATCGACCTGATGAAAAACCGAAGAATGTCACTTTGCTGGAAACTTACCAGATCGCGGATGTGGTGAAGCTGCTGGCAAGCCTTTACAGCGATGGCGGATGAAAAACTTACGCCGAAGCAGAGACGATTCTGCGAAGAATATCTGAAATCCGGGAACGCGACAGAAGCAGCGAAAAAGGCCGGGTACAAAGAAACATCATGCAGAGTGATTGCGGCAGAAAACCTATCAAAACCAGCTATTTCTGCGTATATAAAGCGCAGGCTGGACGAACAGGAAGCGGCGCAGGTTGCGGATTCAAACGAAATTCTGAAATTTTACACTGCGGTCATGCGCGGTGAGATCAAAGACCAGTTCGGCATGGACGCATCTCTATCCGACCGGCTGAAAGCCGGTGACAGCCTTATGAAACGCTACGCAGCTGCTTCCGACCGCAACAGGACGACAATGGAGAAGCTTGATTCGATGCTGAAGGAGTTCCAAGATGCTGTTAAGTCCGAAACAACGTGAATTTGTAAAATACGGGACGCATCGATGGAATTTCAAGGGCGGAGCCACCAGAAGCGGGAAGACTTACCTCGATTTTCGATGGATCATACCGATCCGGATTCGTGAGCGAATTGGAAAAGATGGTCTGGCTGTCATTCTCGGCGTAACAAAATCCACGATTGAGCGAAATGTGCTGGAGCCGATGCGGAATCTGTACGGCGATATGCTTGTCGGCACGATTTCCAGTGATAACACGGCATGGATATTCGGAGAGAAATGTTACTGTCTCGGCGCCGAGAAGGTTTCCCAGGTTTCCAAGATTCGCGGTGCGTCGATTAAATATTGCTATGGGGACGAAGTAGCTGATTGGTCGGAAGAAGTATTCGCACTGCTGAAAAGCCGCCTTGACAAAGAGTATTCTTGCTTTGATGGGACGTTCAATCCGCAATATCCTGACCACTGGCTGAAAAAATTCCTCGATAGCAACGCTGATATTTTCAGCCAGACATATACGATCGACGACAATCCGTTCCTGCCGGAATCTTTTAAAGAAAATCTGAAAAAAGAATACGAAGGGACGGTTTATTACGACCGCTACATTCTCGGCCTCTGGAGAATCGCCGAGGGTCTGGTTTACCCAATGTTTGATCGGGCCAGAAACGTCACGAGTGAGCGGGGCGGGCCGGGGCGGTACTGGATCTCATCGGACTACGGCACACAGAACCCTACCGTCTTTGCATTGTGGCGGGAATATGGCGGCAAGGCCGTCATGGAGAAAGAATATTACCACAGCGGGCGCGAGAGCGGGCGGCAGAAGACTGACGAAGAATATTATCAGGATTTAGAGGCATTCGCGGACGGATACCGCATTGAGCGTGTCGTGCTCGACCCATCGGCAGCGTCCTTTGCCGAGTGCATCCGGCGGCACGGAAAGTTTTCTGTATGGAAAGCAAACAACGCCGTGCTGGACGGCATTCGCTTCACGGGGGCCTGCATCAAAAGCGGCATAATCAAATTCCATGAGAGTTGCAAAAACGCGTTTCGGGAATTTGGCCTTTATAGCTGGGACAAAGACGCAGGAGAAGACCGCGTGATAAAAGAAAACGACCACGTGTGCGATAGTATCCGCTATTTTTGCATGACCGTTTTGAGGAGAGAAATCAAGAAATGAGCCTTTTGACAAACATTCGAGGGTGGTTCCGGAATATGCTTTTCCCGCAGGCGGTTGCCGAGCGGGAATTCGGCGTATCTCCGGCAGTCAGCCCGAAGATGGAGCAGAATATAAGCCTCTGGTACGCGATGTTTATTGGAAATCCACCCTGGCAGACGTGCGATGTCATTGCTGTCGGGCTTCCGGCGGCGATCTGCCGGGAGATCGCGCGACCGACGCTGGCCGAGCTGACGGCTAACATCACCGGCAGCGCCCGTGCGGATTATCTGAAAGACTGCTTTGAGCGGGCGGAAGAGAATTTTCACAGCGCCTTAGAACTGGGGCTTGCGCTCGGCGGCGTGGCATTTAAGCCGTATATCTACGGTGAGCAGCTGCTGGTCGACGTGACCGGCGCGGCGGCGTTCCAGCCGACGAAATTTGATCCTGCCGGGCGCTGCATCGGAGGCGTCTTCCGGGACAAGCCCGCGAAAGTGGGCGGGAAGTATTATATCCGCCTCGAATCGCACGAGCTGGACGGCACGACCTATACGATCCGCAATAAAGCATATTACAGCGACGCCTCCGGCACGGTCGGCGCGGAAGCACCCCTGAATGCCGTCCCGGAATGGGCGGACATTCAGCCGGAAATCACGATCCAGAATATGAGCGGGCCGCTCTTCGCGTACTTCCGCCCGCCTGCGGCCAACACAACGGACGCAAACAGCCCCTGCGGAATGTCCGTCTACGGAGACGCGGCTACTGTGCAGCTGATCAAGCAGGCCGATGAGCAGTGGGAGCGCCTGCGCTGGGAATATCGCTCCAGCGAGCGCAAAGTCCTGATGGATGGCACGAGTTCGACTGCGGATATGTTCAACAAGCGTATGTTTGAACTGGGACCGTTCTCCCCTAGCGGCGAATTCTTTCAGTACATCGAGCCGCAGATCCGCGACGAAGCAATCTACCGAGGTTTCCAGAATACGCTTCGCCGTATCGAGTTCAACGTCGGATTGGCTTATGGAGATATTTCCGATCCGCAGACCATCGAGAAGACGGCGACGGAGATACGCAACAGTAAGCAGCGCAAATATGTGCTGATCGACAGCATTCAAACGGCGCTTGAACATACGTTTGACAGTCTGCTCTACGCGCTCGATACATACGCGACGCTCTACAACCTTGCGCCTGCCGGGACGTACAACACCGATTACAGTTGGGGCGATTCCATCCTTGACGACGCTGAGAAGAAGGAACAAGAGCGGGCAAACGACCGGCTTGACCTCGCTGATGGAATTCTGAACCACTGGGAATACCGCGCAAAATGGTACGGCGAGGACGAAGCGACTGCAAAGGCAATGCTGCCGAGGGCGCAGGACATGACAGATGCAAACGCCCCGGCTGAGGTCGAATGAGAAAGGTCAAGTATCCGTTCAGTCCGGAGCTGCTCGACGCCCTCCCGGAAGAACTCGCGGAGCTGTTCCGTGCGCTGGAAGATACGCTGCTGGATGAAGTCTGTTCCCGGCTTAAAATTGCCGATCAGCTCAACGAAGTAACGGTTCAGGATATCCGGGCGCTGCGGTCGCACGGCATTGATCTCAAGAAGATCAAAAGGGCCATCCAGAAGACAGCGGACGTCAGCGAAGAAAAACTGAACAAGCTGCTCGACGATGTTGTGGAGCGCAACCGGCGATATTACAACGACCTTATTACGCTGGCCGATGTGACGAAGCCTGACCGGCTGGTAGACGCCTCCGATATCGACGCGATCCGCAGGCAGACGCTCGGAGAATTCCGAAATCTGACGCAATCTTTGGGGTTTTTAGTGGACAATGGCCAGAGAATGCTTCCGCCTGCGCAAGCATATCAGTGGGCCCTAAATTCGTCAACGCTGCAAATTCAGAGCGGGGCGATCAGCTATAATCAGGCGATTGCCAACGCCGTCAAGCAGCTGGCAGAAAGCGGAATCAAAGTCGTAGACTATGAGAGCGGACACACAGATCAAATCGACGTGGCCGCCCGCCGGGCCGTTATGACGGGCGTGGCGCAAATCTGCGACAAGTATTCCGACCAGTCGGCGGAATATCTGGATACCCGGTATTTTGAGATCACAGCCCACTCCGGCGCACGAGACAAGCCCGGCCCGTCCCCGTGGTCGAGCCACAAGGATTGGCAAGGGAAAATTTATTATAAAAGCGAAAACGGAGAGCCTGACCCGCTTGGGCAGTACAAGGATCTCGTGGAGACGACCGGCTACGGCTATGTAGACGGCTTGACCGGCGCAAATTGCCGACACTATAAGCACGCCTATATCCCGGGCGTCATGGAGCCAACCTATTCCGAGGAGCAGCTGGAACACATTGATGATGGTCTCGGCTGCGAGTTTGACGGGAAGAAATATACCGCATACGAAGCGACCCAAATGCAAAGACGGCTCGAACGGTCGATTCGCAAACAGAAGCGTTTGAAAAACGCCTATAAAGCATCCGGACAAAAGGACAAGGAGACCGCCGCAGCAGCCAAGCTGCGCCGCCTGAACACGAAATACCATGATTTCAGCAAGGCAGCAGGACTGCCAGAGCAGCCGGAGCGGACAAGGGTTCTGTATACAGACGCAAAATCCGAGGCTGCGGCCAGCAAAGCGAAAACGGTTGAGCGGGTGGAACCTCCGACCAACACAGAACCAGCAGAAAGCGCCGGCTTTCAGCCGAGATACACCGACGTAACGGAAAAGTGGCGCGCGGAGGCCACTCCGAACAGCCACACTGTACAGGACTTGCAGGAGTATACTGCAAACGGCGTTACATACAAGGTCGACGGGCATAATGTCGTGCTTGACCACACAGAGCACGAAAAAGAAATTGCCGGACTCCTTGAAAAGGAATTCGGCGGCGAAATTGGGCTAGTTCCGCGTGTCAATAATCCGCAGGGGGTGTCCACACCGGACTATATTTTCCGAGGGGAAGCGTATGACCTGAAAACGCTCGGAGAAAAAGCCGGGGGAAATACGATTTTCAATCGTGTGAAAAAGGCAGCCAAGCAGGGGCAGCGGTTTATTCTGGATGTCACCAAGACCACGCTTGACGAAAAAACAATAGATGCGCAAATTGAAAAAATATTTGCCAGAAAGGATACTGAGTGGGTTGATGAGATCATTGAAATCCGAAATGGAAAAGTGCAGAGAATCGTAAAAAGAAAATAAAAAAAGAAGCCGACACACCATCTCGCCCTTCTGGGAAGGGGTCGTGGACAGCGACCGGCTCTTATCTATTCTATACCACACTCTCACAAAAAATGCAAGGGGGGAAATTCAAATGGACAACTTCAAAGCGATTTATAAAATGCTGTCTGCGCTGGAACGCGCGATGGATCTTCCGGCGTTCAGCGTGGAGAGCTTCGGCCTGGACTCCATGCAGGTGTCCGGAGAACGTCTCTACAGGTATCTGGAAATGCTTCAGGACGCGGGGCTTATCAAGGGCGCGGAGCTTTATACCGACGTCACGGGCGAAATGCACCTGAGGAATGAGCGCCGGATTCAGATCACGCTGCAGGGGCTTGAATACTTGCAGGAGAACGCGATCATGAAGCGGATCTATAATGCCGCGAAGGGCATTGTAGACCTGATCCCGTGAGGAACGCCGTATGATCGACGAAAAACTGAAAGCCGCCATCGAGCGGGCGCTTGCCGCCGGATTCCGCGTCCAACTGAAACGCATGAAGGATGGGACAGTCAAGGCGCAGATCATCAAGGCGGAAGAGCTGAAAAAATAATACAGATACCGCAGCGCAATCGAGCGCGCGGAATGGCACGATGAGCCAACTACTGAGGTTTTCTTAGTAGTTGGCTCTTTTTGTTTTATCAAATCTTGACCGGCCCGAAGTCGCTAAACTACGGGGCAGCAGCGGACGCGACCCGCGAGAACAAAGCGAAGCTGTGAAGGAGAACCTATGAAGCGAGATTTTTTGGAAGGGCTGGGGCTTGATAAGGATACCGTAGACAAGATCCTTGACGAGAACAGCCGGGACATTGGACGGGAGAAGCAGAAAGCGGATCAGGCCAGAGAAGACCTGAATGCCGCCCGGCAGCAGCTGACCGACCGCGACAAGGATATCGAAGACCTGCGGAAGTCCAGCGGAGACGCTGAGAATTTCCGCAAGCAGCTCGAAGACCTTCAGGGCCGGTACACCAAGGAAACCGAGGATTACAAGGCGCAGCTCGCAAGCCGCGACTACGCCGACGCCATGACCCGCGCGATCACGGCCAAGGGCGTCAAGTTCTCTTCCAAAGCCGCAGAGAAAGCCTACCTTGCAGACCTCAAGGAGAAGCACCTTGAACTGAAAGACGGCGAGCTGACCGGCTTCGACGAGTGGCACAAGGCCCAGCTCGAAGCAGACCCGACCGCGTTCCAGTCCGGCAAGCCTGCGCCCACATTTGTCAAGCCCGTCGGCCAGGGCGGCGCACCGGCGGCAAAGAGCAAGGGCGCAATGTACGCGCAGCAGTTCAACGCGCAGTTTGCGCAGACACCAAACAAGGAGTGATTTGAAAAATGTCTATCGTTGTAAACACAAAAGCAGAAGTCAGGCCGAATTTCCTCGAAAGTGAAGTCGGCCTCGTCCTGAAAACCCGTGAAATCCCCGCGTCGATGGGCGTGCAGGACGGCAAGTACAAGATCGTAAAGGCCGGTACGCCGTTCCCGTCCGACAATTCGAACGCCGTAGGCCTCGTATTTGAGGACATCGACGTGACGGACGGCAATATGCCCGGCTCCGTGATGGTCGCGGGCCGTGTGCTGGCAGACCGCCTGTCGCTTGCATCCGCAGCCAAGACCGCGCTGTCCGGCAAGGGATTCACGTTTGTTGACGCGCCGGAGATCACGCGCGGCTATACCGTGACCTACGACAAAAACGACGGCAGCGGAACGCCGCCCGTCGACGAGAACGTCTACACAGAGGGCTCCTATGCCGACGTCTCGACCGAATACCCGCTGACCAAGAGCGGCAACACCCAGACCGGCTGGAGCACGTCTAAGGGCGGCGAAGCTGTTTCCAAGGTCGAAATGACCGGCAATGTGACCCTGTACCCCGTGTGGACTACGGCCTAAAGAAGGAGGAAAAACACCATGCCTGACATTCTTGAACTGATTTCCGACGCTGACCGTCTGGATTTCTCGCAGAACATTTCCGTCGCACGCCCGGCGTACCTCGGCGACCGGCTGTTCCCGGACCAGAAGACCGAAAGCCTGAAAGCCGAGTACCTGCGCCTCGCAAACGGCGCACAGATCCCCACGATGGCGACCGTCCACGCCTTTGACACCGAGGCCGAGATCGCCACGCGCCCCGCGCTCGAAAAGACAGAGGTTGAGAAGCTGTTTATCAAGCGCAAGATCAACCAGTCCGAGCGGGTGCAGCTGCTCAACGAAAACGGCGTATATGCCGACAACGCAATCGTGAGCTATGTCTTCGACGATATGCGCCTGATGGCCGATGCGGTCAAGGTCAGAACCGAAGTTGCAAAGATGGAAGTCATCGCGACCGGCAAGATGACCATCAAGGAAAACAATCTCAACATGACCGTCGATTACGGCGTTCCGTCCGCAAACACCGGCTTCAAGATCGACTTCGGCGCAGATGCTGATATCGTCGGCCAGCTTCAGGCCATCGCGGATCAGGCGGCGGCCTCCGGCCACGCCCTGAGCGAAATGGTCGTCGGTACGAAGATCCTGCGCAAACTCGCGTCCAACAAGGGCATTCAGACCCTCGTATACGGTACGGTCGGCGCTGGTACATACGTCACCACCGAGAAGCTGCGCAGCCTCTTTACCGAGCTGTTCGGCTTCGGCCAGATCACGACCAACGACCAGCGCTATAAGGCGCAGGCCGCAAACGGCGCGGAAAAGACGCATCGATTCTTCCCGGAGGACAAGGTTGCGTTCCTGTCCAACGGCACGGCCAATTCCTTCGGCGTTGGCCTGTGGGGCGTGACGCCGGAAGAAAAGGGCTATGGCCCGTACACCGACAAGAGCGCGCAGCAGTATATCACGATCACCCAGTGGGAAACGCCTGACCCGAAGACCACCTGGACGAAGGCGAGCGGCCTGTTTATCCCGGTCGTGCCCGATCCTTACGGCCTGTTCATCGGCGCGGACGTAAGCAAGTAAATTCAAGCCTCCGCGCCTGCATGACGGGCGCGGAGGCTGACCGGAAGGAGGGCGCAGCATGATCTACGCCGATTATGAGTTTTACGCGACCGTGTACCGTGGGACGGCGCTGGACGAAGAGCAATTCTGCGGCCTCGCCCGCAAGGCGTCGGCTTATGTCGATTACATCACCATGAGCCGCGCGCGCTCCGCCGCCGGGGATAAGCTCGAAGCAGTCCAGAACTGCGTCTGCGCGCTGGCCGAGCTGGAGCAGGACGCCGGGAAGCTGGACAGCCTCGTCTACACGACCGACAGGCCGGTATCGAGTGAGACGGTAGGCGGCTGGTCGCGCAGCTTTGGCTCACGCAATCTGTCGCAGGCAGATATGCAGCGGACAGAGACGCGCCGCCGGGAGATCGTGCTGGCGTACCTCGGGCCGACTGGATTACTCAAAGCAAGGGGGTATGGGCCGTGTCCATGTTCCCCCACACCGTAACCATCTACAACGTCTCGCAGGAGACAGACCCGGCGACATTCAAGGACGTGGAGAAAACCTACATCACCGTCCTGCGCGGCGTTCTGCTGGAAGCCTCCAAGGCGGCCAACGTCCGCCAGAGCGGGCTTGAGGGCGCGGATGCGGTGAATCTTTACATCCCGTTCTCTACGCCTGCCGTAGACGGCGTGACAGGCACAGAGAAGCGCTACGTCGGCCCGCAGGAATTCTGGCGGGCAGCCGATAAAAGCGGAATCTGGACGCTCTCCACGGACGGCAACGGCGGAACGACATTTTTTATTAAGGGTGAAGTCGTGGAGCCGGACAAGACCGAGCAGGCGCTTGAAATGCTCTATGACGACGTTTACAAGGTCACAAAGGTCGATATGAAGGACTTCGGAAGCCAGGACATGAGACACTTCGAAGTCGGAGGGGCCTAATATGCTGAAATTCAGCGTAAAGGCAGACGGCTTTGATGAATTGCATGAGACAATCGCGCAGGCGTGTACCAAAGCGGAGCATATTGTCGCACTTCAGGCAAGAAAGGACACAGCCCCGTATGTGCCATTCTTGACCGGTTCCCTCGACCGCAGAACACAGGTGGAAGGGAATGCGATTATCTATCCCGGCCCATACGCAAGGTTCCTGTACTACGGGAAAGTCATGGTAGACCCGGAGACCGGAAGCACCTACGCGCCGAAAGGCGGGACAAAGGTACTGACCGACAAAAATCTTGTGTTCAACACGTCAGGACACAATCAGGCGCAATCGCATTGGTTTGAGGCTTCAAAGGCCGAGAACCTCGACAAATGGATCCGTGTAGCGGATAAGGCGGTGAAGAATGGACTCTGAAAAGCAAAAAAGGCTGGTATCTGCGGAGGAAGAACAGGATATCTCCCGAAAGATGATGATCTGGGCAAATTCCTTCTCAGACGACGATATGCCGACCGCAACGATCAACTACGAATTCCTCGCCGCCGACTCGGCAAGCATGGCCCTGTCCGCCATTCAGGGCGCGTACATCACACGAAAATTCATCCTCGGCGGGCATGAGGCGGAATATCAATTCAAGATCATCGCCCGCATCAAGCCCGGAAACAGCAACGACAAGCGCCTGAAATGCGACGCCATGCTGAACCGCTTCGGGGATTGGGCCATGCAGAACCCGCCGGATTTGGGCGACGGGATGCGCGTCCGGCGCATGGAAGCTGTCAGCCGCTCGGCCCTGTTCGCCCGGTATGAGGACGGCACAGAGGATCATCAAATTCTAATGAAACTGACATATGAGGTGATTTAACTATGGCAGAAGTTACTTTTAATACCACGGCCGGTCAGACCATCGACCGGGAGCTGCTGATTGCATATCTGAACACCGGCGAGTCCTCAACGCCCGACTGGGCGCCGTTCGGCACTCGCGTCACAGACTCCAGCATGGAGTATGACTGGCAGGAGGATTCCAGCAAGGATATCCTTGGAACGACCAGAACCACCATGAAGAAACCGATTATCACGCAGAGCTTTGACCCGTGCGACCTTGACGCGGGCGATGCGGCGTTGAAGAAGATCTGGGATCTGGCGGTCAAGCAGCAGAACGCAGCTGCGCTGGCGAATCAGGACGTGCTGATCGTCCATCATTATGCAGGAACGGCCAAGACGGCAGTCTTCGCGGAGCGCTACGACGCGTCTATGGTCAAGCCGTCCAGCCTCGGCGGCGAGGGCGGCGGCTCGGTAGGTATGCCCATCGACGTGACGCTCGGCGGCAAACGCACGACCGGCACGGCGGCGGTTGGCGCCAACGGGGCTATTACCTTCACGCCAGACGCAGCGTAAGGAGGAATCGCAATGCCTGAAATCAAATTTGAAACCGGTATCGTATCGTTCAAGCTGAACGACGCGGCGGAAGTCTCCTTCAACCCGACCGACAGCGCATTTGTCGAACAGATCTTCAACACCTTTGACGAGCTGGACAGGAAGCAGGAGGCGTATAAGGCCGAAGTCGACCACTGCGCGGACAAGAAGGAGATTTTCGCCATTGCCCGCCGCCGCGACGCGGAAATGCGGGACATGATCGACAACCTGTTTGCAAAGCCCGTATGCACGGCGCTTTTCGGCACCATGAACGTCTACGCGCTGGCAGACGGCCTGCCAGTATGGTGTAACCTCATGCTGGCCGTAATCGACCAGATCGACACGAGCTTCGCGGAAGAACAGCGAAAAACCAACCCGAGGATTGCGAAATACACAGCAAAATGGAAAAAGTGATCTGGGCGCTGCCGACCACGGTCGACGTGAACGGCACAACGTATCCGATCCAATCCGATTACCGCGCGGTTCTTGATATCCTCGTGGCCCTGACAGACAGAGGGCTGGACGAGCAGGACAAGGCGGAAGCGGCGCTGACCATCTTCTATCCCGACTTCGAAGAAATGCCCGTCAGCGACTATCAGGAAGCCCTGAACCAGTGCTTCCGCTTCATCGACCACGGGCAGGAGAATCGAGAGAAGAGAAAGCAGCCAGAGATCATGTCATGGGCGCAGGACTTTGATCTCTATATTGCGCCTATCAACCGAATCGCGGGCTGCGAGGTCAGGGCGCTGGAATACCTGCATTGGTATTCGTTTCTATCGTACTATCAAGAAATCGGAGATTGCCTGTATGCACAGGTGGTTTCTATCCGCGATAAAAAGGCCAGAGGGAAGAGCCTCGACAAACAGGAGAGGGATTTCTACCGGCGCAACCGGGATATCGTCGATCTGAAGACAACATACTCGGAGGCCGAAGCCGACCTGCTTGCCGTATGGGGAGTCGGGACAAAAAACAGCCGCCCCGGTTAAGGGGCGGCAGCAGGAAAAACTTATTTTTTATACTCGAAAACGATTTCGCTACCCCAGAAGCTTGGAGAGAATCGAATCTCGATCTCACTCCAATCCTGCGGCGCTTCATATCCGACGACACCTTTCATTTTCTTCCCGGCGGCAATCGTGCCGTCAAGCTGCGGCTCGTCGGAACTCATCATGGCGGTGAGGCTGAGGCTGGTTGTATAGCCATCAATGTAGCTTTCGAATGAAAGCATGGTGCTGGACGCAATATCGCGGGATGAATTGTTTTCGATCTCGAATTCGCACAGAACAAAGACCTTTCCATCATCCGGCGAGACGTAATTTTGGCCGGAATTCTCGGTAACACTGAGCAACGTGACCGCCACGCCGTCTAGAACGACCTGATCCCCAACGCCAAATGTTTCAGGCCCGGAATCGGATTGCTGCGGCGGCTGCTGCGAAGAAGAAACTGAGGTTCCGACCTTTTTCGGCTTGGAGGACGATCCGCAGGAAGCAAAGGCCGCGCCAATAAAGACGAAAAGACAGAGGAATACGATTAAAGCCGTCAGGCAGCCGCTGGGGCGTTTCGCCTGCTTTTTGGTTTTTAGCCCGCCAACAACGTCAACGCGGTTCGAGGCGTTAATCTTGATGGTAAAAAACGCATTCTGTTTCCCTTCGGCAATGGTAAAGGATATGGTTTTATCCAGACGGCGATACCGGTAAAAAGAAAGTTCGTGCTGGCCCGGAGCGGCCACAGCTCGAAGTTCTTCACCGTTTTTCAGCGTGCCGACATCACAGCCATCTAATGCAACGCCGACGGTCAGGCCAGAACCGTAAAAAGAATTGTCCCGGCTGATTTGGATAATGCAATCACTCATATTTCTTCCCTCCTTACTTGGAAGATAACACAAATAATAACAAAAATCAACCGAAAAGGTGGTGAAAATATGGCAGATGGGAAAATTGTGGTCACCGTCGACGCGGACGCAAAAAAGGCGCAGAAGGAGCTTGATACGCTGTCCGCGAAAATCGACAAGATGGAAGCCAAGCTAAACGAGGACACCGGCACGCAGAGCGGGATAAAAAAGGAACTCGACGCAGCGCTTCAGGCCGCAAAGCAGACGGAAGACGCGCTGAAATCGCTCCGATCGGAGGCTGACCGCCTAAAGGGCATCACGTCCGGAAACGCTTCGGCTAATCCAGCGGAGTACATAGACGCTTATTCTCGACAGGCGGAGGTTGCTGCACAAATCAAAGAGCAGGAACAGCTGCTGGTGCAGCAAAACAAAACGGCGGAAAAGCTCGGGAGTCAATATGCAAAGATCACCGACAAGGTGATAAACCAGACCGCTGCGCTTGACGCTGCAAAGACCAAAGCCGGAGAGCTGGTGCAGCAGATCACAAATGCAAGCGGAGCCTCGGCTAAAATGGCGGAAGTATCGGCAAGCGTCGAAAAGAGCATGAACAAATTCGGAAGAAGATTAAGCGGGGTACTAAGGAGCGCGCTGATCTTTACCGTCCTGTCCCGCGGCCTTTCGCAGCTGCGCAGCTGGCTTAGCCAGACGATCATGCAGAATGAGGCGGCACGCGCGTCTATTGCACGCCTGAAAGCAGCCCTTTTGACGCTTGCGCAGCCGATCATAGAAGTCGTGATTCCGGTTTTTGTGAAGCTGGTCAACATTCTGGCACAAGTCGTGACGGCAATCGCAAAGTTTTTCGGTATGCTGTCCGGGAAAAGCTGGAGCTCGCAGGTATCTGCCGCGAAGGGACTGAACGCCGAGAAAGAGGCGTTGGAGGGCGTAGGCTCTGCCGCAGAGGACGCGAGCAAGAGCATGGCAAGCTTTGACGAGATCAATCAGATCACCAGCAATCAGGCCTCCGGAGGCGGCGGGACGAGCGGAGCAGGCGCTTCGAGCGGGATCACGCCGGATTTCTCCAATCTGGATCTTGCCGAAGACAAACTGAACGACATTCTTGGCATTGTCGGGGCAATCGCTGCAGGGCTCCTTGCGTGGAAGATCGCCAGTATGTTTACCGACGACCTCGGCAAGATCGGCGGCATCGCGCTCGCTGCGGCTGGCGCGTTCGCGCTCGTCTATTTCTGGCTGGACGCATGGAACAACGGAATCGACATGACAAACTTCCTCGGTATGCTCGGCGGTCTTGCGGCGCTTGCGGGTGGACTCGCCCTTGCGTTTGGGCCGACCGCTGCGGCAATCGCCCTAGTGGTAGGTGGCCTTGCGATGTTAGTCGTCGGGATCAAAGATGTGATCGAAAACGGATTTACGCTGGAAAACACTCTGACCATCATCGCCGGACTGCTTGCCGCCGGTATCGGGATCAGCATCCTTACGGGCAGCTGGATTCCGCTGCTGATCGCCGCAATTGCATCGATCCTTGTCGCACTTGTCTCTTTTACAGGGCATGGCGAGGAGCTGATCAACGGCCTGAAAGATGTTGTGTCCGGATTCGGAAAGTTTTTCAAGGGCATCTTTACCGGCGACATGAATCTAGCGTTAGAGGGCGCAAAGCAGATATGGAGCGGGCTGAAACAGACGTGGAACGCCGTCGTAAATTCCATCAGGGACGCATGGAGCGCGTTTGTCGATTGGTTAAAGCAAAAAAATCCGGCACTCGCCGCAATATTTGAGACAATTGGGAAAAAGTTTTCCGATCAGTACGAGGCGTGGAAAAAAATTCTGAAAGGCCTGATCACCTTCCTGACCGGCGTATTCACCGGAGATTGGAAGAAAGCGTGGAACGGCGTCCTTGACATTCTGAAAGGCGTCTGGAATCTCGTAATCGGCACAATAGAGGGCGGAATTAACTTCATCATCGACGGCATCAACCTACTGCTTTCGGCGCTGAATAAAATTCATTTCGAGATTCCGGATGGTGTACCGCTGATTGGCGGGAAAACCATTGGAATCAACATTCCGCCAGTGTCGCGCGTCCAGCTCCCTCGTCTCGCCTCCGGCGCGGTCATCCCGCCGAACCGGGAATTTATGGCTGTGCTGGGAGACCAGAAAAGCGGAACGAATATCGAAACGCCGCTTTCCACGATGGTGCAGGCATTCAAGCAGGCCATGAACGAGACCGGCGTAGCGGGAAGCAGACAAATGACGGTTATCTTCCAGCTTGACCGTCGTGAGCTTGGCCGCACGATCTATCAGCTGAACAACGAAGAGACGCAGCGCGTCGGCGTGAAGCTTGCGGGGGTGAAGACATGAGAAGCGCACTGAGCCTTGACGGCAAGGCGTATTTCAATCTTCACGTCGTGAGCTGCAAGCGGTCGTTCTCCGTCCTAGACGGCGACAACGCCGGGCGCGTTATGACCGGCGCGATGACCCGTGATATTATCGGCACGTATTACAACTACAGCCTTGAAATTGATCCTGTATCGTCAGACCCGGAGGAATACGATGATTTTTATGAGAGCATTTCTGCCCCGGTCGACAGCCACGTGCTGACCGTCCCATATGCGCAGGGGACTATGACCTTTGACGCCTATGTAGCAAACGGCGACGATGAGCTCACCGGGAGCTACGACGGGCGCAATGATTGGGGCAATCTGACGATCAATTTTGTCGCCATGAAGCCCAAGAGGACGCCGGTATGAGTGTACGCGTGATCTATGAGGACGTAGCGGTAGGCGCAGCAGCGGCGGCAAGCGTTGCAAGCACCGCTGCGCAGCCCTTCTCCGACCTTCCAGAACTGCCGTATGGCACAGAGTCGGTGATCGTCGCAACAAACGAGCTGAACCAGTGGGTGCTGGACGGCTCCCGCCCAATCCTCACGACCGAGCGGGCGGCTTTCTGGTCTGCCAAGCCGAGCAAAGCAGACTGCACCTTCGACGCAAACCCGACGCTGACCATCACGCTGGACGGCACGTTCGCAAGCTCCGGCATTTACCTCTATTTTGACGGTGGCACCGGCGACTATTGCAGCGCCCTGACCATGACGTGGTACAACGGAGAGACAACCGTCGCGTCGCAGGACTTCACGCCGGACGGCCAGAAGTATTTCTGCGCAAAGCCCGTCACTGGATACAACAAACTCGTGATCGAGCTGAAAAAGACGAGCCTGCCGTACCGGTACGCGAAACTCAGACAGATCTTCTTCGGCATTGTCCGGGAATTCGAGCGGGAGGACCTGCGCAGCGTCAGCGTCACCGAGGGCGTCAGCGTAATTTCTGACGACGTGGAGATCAACACACTGGATTTCACGCTCGACAATTCGGACAACATCGACTTCATTTTTCAGGAAAAGCAGCCCGTCAGCGCCTACGACGGTGCAAAGCTAATCGGCGTCTTTTACATCAAAAGCTCGTCCCGGTCGAGCGAACGGCTCTATGATGTATCCTGCCAGGACGCGCTCGGCATTCTGGACGACGAGCCCTTCGCGGCGGCGGTCTACAGCAGCAAAAACGCGAAGGAGCTGATAGCCTCGATTCTCGGCGCGCACTTCACGCTGGACTTCGACCCTGCGCTGGAAGACGAGACCGTAACTGGCTATATCCCGGACTGCACGAAACGAGAAGCGCTGCAACAGATCGTTTTCGCGCTTCGTGCGACCATTGACACAAGCGCGTCGCGTGGCGTGCGCGTTCGGAGGCTCACAGCGGCCTCTCCTGCCACGATCCCACTTGACCGGACATATACCGGCGGCAGCGTGGAAACGGAGGCTGTGGTCACGGAGATCCGCGTGACGGCACACAGCTACTCGACGTCCGGAAGCGGAGAGAGTGTGGAGGTCGGCGGTACGACCTACTATCACACGACGTCTATCACGTCCAAGGCCAATCCGAACGCCACCACGCAGACCAAGCCGAACGTCATTGAGGTGCGCGATGCGACGTTGGTAAACAGCGAAAACGTAGCCGCCATTGCGCAGCACATTTATGATTACTATATGCGTCGCCAGACACACAGCGTCCGCATCGTCATGGACAAAGAGGCCCCCGGCGATTATGTGCGGACGACAACGCCGTGGGGCACGAAGATCACCGGAACGATCACCAGTATGGACATTCGCCTCAGCGGAATCGCGGCGGCAGAATGCAAGATTATCGGCACATAGAACGGAGGTGCGGCATTTGGTACAGGGAGATTCGTATAACCTTAGTGTTACCATCAAGAATAAAGGGCAGCCTCTGGACGTTGCAAGCGTTGAAAAGGTGGAAATTTCTCTGCTTTATCTGCAAAAGAGCTATCCGGGAGAGATCGGATACGAGGACGGAAAGTTTCTGTTTCCCCTCACCCAGCAGGAGACCTTTCGGCTCCCGAAGCTCTGCCAGATGCAGGTGCGCGTGAAATTCAAGAGCGGTGACGTGATTGGCTCGGAGATCAAGCAGATCGACGTTGCGCACGCGCTATCAAAGGCGGTGTTGTGATGGGCGGCATTGAATTTGAACTCAAGAACCGCGATCCGATCGACGTTTCCTTTAACGTTTCCGTGCGTGCTGGCGGCGGCTCTGGCGGCGGAGGCATTGCATCCGCGCAGATCGATGAGATCCGCGTGCTGACAAAATCGGACTATGACGCGCTGGACAAAAAGGACGCGCGGACACTGTATCTGTTGGAGGGATAGCATGCTGGCAGTTGGAATCAAACGCATTCTGGAGCTGTTCATCGGATCCATGGGCATCAAGTCCGCCCATCTGGGCGAGAAAACCATCTATGAAAGGCCGGGCGGCTTTTTGTACATCGAACTCAAAAGTGAAGAAAGGGGTTAAAACCTGATGGCAAGTTTTTTTAATTTAACGCTCGATACGCTGGCGCCTGCCGGCCTATCGATCATCCTGAATGACGGCGCACAGTACGCGACAAGCGCCAACGTCACCGCGAAGATCTCCGTCTCCGATGAAGTAACGACGGGCTATCAGATGAAGATCTGGGGCACGAAGACGGCGGAGACGGAAGAGGCTGCGTCGTGGGAGACGTTCGCCGCAACAAAATCCATTACGCTCCCGGACGGCGACGGCCTGAAGACGATCTATGTAAAGGTGCGCGACGACGTCGGCAACGAATCGGCTGCGGCCAGCGACTCCATCACGCTCAATTCCACGATTCCCGCCGTGACCATCACCGGCCCCGACAAGAGCCGCATTTCCAAGGTAACGGGCTACGACGCAGCGGCGTTCTCCTTCGTCTGCGATGTGGACTTTGAGGAATACACCGTCCGCGTCGTCCCGGCGACGAGCAGCCTGCACACGGCGGGCACGCAGATCCCGGCGACGGGCGGCTCCACGAACGTCAGCGGCACGGCGGGCGGCTACAAGAAGAACACCGCCATCAACGTCACCATCAAGGGCGCAGACCTCGAAACAGCGTCTTCCGGCGACGGCGTGAAGATCGTGAAGGTCTTCGTCAAGAACGCCGCCGGGACGTGGAGCGCAGCCTAATGGCCGCGCCGGAGTTGACCTTCTCCATTACCGGAAACAAGATATCGGCAGTCTCGGGATTCGACTCGATCACCGTCACATTCTCGTCGGACATCGCCTATACGGCTTTTGAGTGCCGCGCGACGAAGTCCGGCGAGGATTGGGGCCGCGGGAAGGGCGCTTTGATCGCGTCCTTCTCCCAGACCCCCGCGGGGACGCAGCGCACCTTTGAGGTATACGACGATTTCCTGCTTTCCGGAGACGGAGAATACAGAATTTCGCTGTTCGCGCAGGGCGCGGACGGCAGCTGGAACGACAACTACGGATTTATCCCGCTTGGGCAGTCGCAGACGATGAAAACGGCTGACGGCGAGGATTTCCTGTGCATGAAGGAGTGATCGCATGGCGTACAACAGCCAGTATACCGGCGCGCAGATCGACGAAGCCATCGGCGACGTGCGCGGAAACAAAGCCGCATGGAGCGGCAAGCAGGACGTGCTTTTGCCTTCCGGGGCGAAGGTCGGCGACCTTATCAAGGTTAAGGCAGTGGACGCCAGCGGGAAGCCGACAGCCTGGGCCGTGGCCGTGGATGGCACGGACTACCTCAAAACCGCCCCTGTCACGTCCGTCAACGGCAAAACCGGAGCTGTCAAGGTTCGCGAAGTGCCGTCTGTCACCGCCGCTGATAATGGAAAATTTCTGCGGGTTGTTTCCGGCGCGTGGGCGGCGGTAGAGATCGCGAACGCGAATGGAAGGAGCTTCTGATGGCTGAATATTTAACGAACGATATAGAACTCACGTCAGTTGCCGATGCCATCAGAGAAAAAGGCGGAACATCCGACCCGCTGACTTACCCAGATGGTTTTGCAAACGCGGTTCGTGCAATTCAAACCGGGATCGTTCCGCAGCTGGTCGTAACGGTATCTGCCGGTGCGACGGTCACAGCGACGAACGGCTCCAAAACGATCAGCGGAACATCTGACAGTACCGGAGTTTGTACGCTTATCGTTCCGGAGATCGGCACATGGAGCGTATCTGCTACGCTGGACGGGAAACATTCTGACACAAAAATAGTTACTATCACGGACAGCTATGCAGTGGAGATATTTTTTGCGAGCCCAACGCTAAATGATAATGAGTGGAGCACTATTAAACGAATATCTGATGCAGGAGATGGAGCGTCCTATTGGAGTATAGGAGACCGCAAAGCAATCACGCTGAACGGCACAGTCGGAGCATTGACATTATCCAACGTCCCGATGTATGCGTTCATCATCGGATTCAATCACAATTCCAGCGTAGAGGGAACAAACTGTATTCATTTCCAGTTGGGCAAAACGTCGCTGTCCGGCGGTACGGACGTTGCGCTATGCGACAGCTATTACAACAATACCGGAGGCGGATTCCGCATGAATACCAGCAACACGAATTCTGGCGGATGGAATATGTCAAAGGCACGAACGGAGCTATGCGGTACAAGTCTGTCAAGCTATTCCGGCACGATCATTGCGGTAATTCCGGCAGCGCTCCGTGCGGTGCTGAAATCCGTGATAAAGTATACAAACAACAAGGGCAACAGCAGCGAGGCAAACGCAGTGACGGCGACAACGGACTATTTCTTTTTGCTGTCTGAATACGAAGTATTCGGAAGCATTACATACGGAAATACGAACGAAAAAAGCAAACAGGCGCAGTATTCGTATTATAGCGCCGGAAACAGCAAGGTAAAATACGATCAAAGAGAGTCGAACAAAGCAGTCCATTGGTGGCTACGCTCCCCACGCGCCAGCAATACAACAAGCTTTGTAGATGCGTATTCTGATGGGAAAGTTGCCAGCAACGCTGCGCACTACTCGATTGGCTTTGCCCCCGGATTTTGCGTATAATTCGGCGACAGGAGGTATGTATGGACTATACCACGTATAAACGGTACAAAGGAAATGGCATTGGTGGGTATTTCAACATCCGACATGGAACAAAAGTAACTGAAAACTGTGGATTCCTTTACGCTGCGGACGGGCGCTGCATCTGCGCTGTTTCCAGTGAAAACGGGTGGGAGCATTTCAGGCAGAATACACCAGAGGGCGCGATGCGGCAAGAAATGCTTGAACACCTCTACCGCTGGTATGCAAAGCACGGCTGCGGTGAAGATTTTGCGGATGACAAATGGCCGGGGCAGGAAAACGGGTACTGGAAAAACCGGCTGCGTACCGCAAGTACAGAGCGATTAGAGAAAATTTATCAAGAGAAATTTGGAGGGATACCATGTATGCAGTAAAACAAGACGGCGCATTTGCAGGTTATGCGGACAGTATTGTGCCCATCCGACTGCACGGCAACGGTTGTTATGTCCCGTGCAAGGAAGATCAGGCAGAAGGATTTTGCGCGAAGATGGCTGTGACTATTACGGATGAAGAAGGAACTGAACATCAGGTGCTTTCTGACATGGTGTTTCATCTCACAGACCATACGCTGAAAGGTACTGAGCCAGAAGGCAGCTATGA